CAGAAGCAAAGACAGAAAGCGGGTCCTAAGACCCGCTTTCTTTTTGAGTGAATGACTTGCCATACAGTCAGACTGTGTAGTGGAAGCCCTAGGAAAGCCAGGGTTCTGAAAACGCAATACGATTAGCAGAAGTCTAGAAGATGTCGTACTGGTGCTCACTGGTCGTCTATGAACTGGCCTTCATGCTCTCGCGCAAACTTTTCGGCACCGAGTTGCGTTCTGTAGTAGTCAGCCCACGCTTCGTCTCTGGTTGGATTATCGCTCCAGATAACAGTGTGTTGAATGGCATCAATGGTGCTGGGATCTTTGGACCACAGATCGTAGAATATTCCACGAGTCTTATTGGGAGTGGACACCATAATAGTTTGACTATCAGTCCCTGCGAGCGCCGGTTGGACCGCTTGCCAGAACTCTTGGTCTTTGCTCCATGGAATGAATGCAGCTTCATCAACGATCAGAGTACTGATGCTCAGGCCGCGTGGAGCTTCCTTGGTTGCAGCCCTTGCGATAATACGCGAGCCGTTGTTGAAGTTGATTAAGCCTTTGCCTTCAACGCTCATATGTGGCAAAGGTAGAGCACAAGTCTCAACCATGAACTTGATGCGTTCTAAAATCTCACAGGCGTTGCTGAACGTGTTACCAACAACCAAAATGCTATGATTGGGACGGGTCGCAGCGCGATACAATGCTAGGGCGCAAACTATGATCGACCCTCCCATCTGTCTAGCCATATTCACCAAAGCCATCTTTTTACCATTCTCTTCTAGGAGCTTGGCGGTATCTTCCTGATACTTCCATGGTACAAACTGAATGGCGCCCTTGATTGGATGCTGGATCTTCAAATGTGGAATGAAATCAACAATATCACGTACATTGATCCAAGAAGTAGGAGCAATGCTAGGCGTTTTGTCTTCCATTTCGGATTGGAGATATTTGGCTGAGAGCATCAACTCTTTGATGTCAGTCGAGGCTGTTAGCTCGCGGGCTAGCCGCAGATAGTCTACTAGTTCCATGTCGTTCTCCTTGAACATTTCTGCCATAGGCGCTTGGATCGTTTCCGTCCTAAGCCTAGTATTTACGGACTTGACTTTGGAAACCAGTGTGCTACACCACCGGGGTGCAAAGGAGGCACGATGAATGTTTGAAAAGACTCAGAAGGCAGCGGCCGACTTTGCCGGTGCGGTAAGTGAAGAAACCACCCAGGCCATTGCAGTTGCCCGCGCGGCCGTGATCCCCACAATCAGCAGCTTCTTTGGTGCTATTGCCAACGGCGCTACCAAGCTCAAGGACAGCGTCGAGGACGGCAGCTTGTTCAAGGCCACGGAATCCGATACCACGGGCTGGTACCGACCCGATCCGCTGCCCACTGAAGAGCAGACCAAGGCCATTGTTGGTCTTCGTGCTGTTGGCAAGACCGATGCTGAAATCGCGCTGATGCTCGGCATCTCGATTCGCACGGTCAAGTCGACTCCAGTCGCAGACTAATCAGTCACAAAAAAGCCCGGTGTTGCCACCGGGCTTTTTCATGAACTTTAGAACCTCTAAAGTGTGGGGGCCTAAGCCCCCAGCACCTATTAAAGGAACTTCAGGTTTTGGGTGTTGATACCAACCAGACCTAGGTAGTCTGCAGCGTTGCCCAGCGACGATGCGCTGTTGGTCAGCTCCAGATAACCATAACGAGTCATGAACGAAACCACTGGCTCGAAAGTCTGTGGATCGATAACAACGCCCGACGAGGTTAGTGGAACGTATGGGCAGTAGTAAGCTGCTGCGTCGATTTCGCCCTGGCCCTTGTAACCAACGAGAACAGGAGTGTTGTCCTGTGCGTACTGGTCAACGTACACGCGAAGCGAGTTGTTGAGGGTACCAACATACTTGGTGTTGGTTGGAGCCTCGAACACGCCCTCAGTGGTACGTGCGAATGCCGAAGTGGTAGCCGACTGTAGGATGGTCAGAGCGGTTGGGCTGACGACGATCCAGTTAGCTGCGCCACGACGGGTGCGCTGTGCGATCAGGTTTGCCTGACGGTTGATCAGAACCGAGAGAGCTGCGTGCTCGTCACCGACGAAAGTAGCAGTACCCGACACGTTTGCCTGGTCGTACACGGCAGTTGCTGCACCTGGAAGCATACGCAGCGAGTTCAGGATTTCCTGATCGATTTCTGCGGTGATTTCCTGTGCAAGAGCAGCCATGATTTCTGCTTCGATGTCAATGCCCTGCTGAGCCTGTGCGTCCTGCTGAGCCTCAAAGGTCCAACGTGCCGACAGCCTACGAGTCTTGGCTTCAACGGTTTCCTTCAGGATCTGGATGCTGAGGCGGTTACCGGCCTTGCCTTCCAGAGCTGCAGTTGCAGCGGCGCCACGTGCGCGAACGTCGTTGGTCAGACCGTTACCCGAGTATGCCTGTGCAATCTCGTATGGGCTCAGTGCTTCCGAACCAGCCGAAACGCCAGCAGCGTTGTCAGCGTAGCGAACGCGCAGAGTGTGGATCTGTGCAACTGGACCGGTCATTGGCTGAACGCCGATGATCTCGTTTGCAATAACGGTTGGCATAACGCGACGAAGAACTGGAAGGATAACCTTGTTCATCGTTGCGACGTTACCCGAAGCAGTACCACCGACGGAAGCAGTTTCCATCAGAGGGTTGCGGCGCATTAGGTCCTGGCGAGTGTTCTCTAGAACAGTCTCCATAACCTTCTTCTTGTTGGGGTTCAGCGAACCATCCATGTTTACTAGAAGGTCACGACCCTCGCAGAGAGCGTCCTTGGTGGCCTTCCAATTGCTTTCGAACAGCTTAGTCATTGGTAAGTTACTCCTTATTCTTCAATTCCAGCCAGTCGGCGTAGTTCTGCAATCTCAGTCTGAGACTTAGTTGCAGCAACATCCTCCGCGCGGGCAGATTCAGCAAGTGGGTTGACGCGGTTGCCTGTTACAGCTACCGTCTTTTTAGGTTCGGCGGCTTCTGCAAGCACACGACGACCCTGGTTGCTCCTCATGCCCTCATTGAGGACAGTTGGAAGGTACTTCTGGAAAGCTTCCTTGAGATTTGCCGTCTTCACGGTATCAAGCAATTCTTCCATCACGTTCCTCTTCTCCTTACTTAGTGGGGAGAGAAGTTCGTTCTTAATCTGGACTCGCTGAGCACGCTCTTCAGCCAGCTTTGCGCGACGTGCGCTGGTCTGGACTTCTGCCTTGCTCTCGGCCAGAATCTTGTTTGCTTCCTCCAGCTGAGCTGCGGACTCCTGAAGCTGCGATTGCAACTTACGAACTTCCGAACCTTCACTGAGGTAGCTGGTCATGAACTCGGCAGAGAAAGCCTCAAACAGTCGACGACCGAACATATTGTTGCGGGCTTCCTGAATGTCTTCCTTTAGCTGAGTCAGCTCGCTGGTGATCTGAGATTCGATGGTCGTTTCAACCAGCTTGCTTGCGCGAGCGATGAATGCCTTCTTGGTCTCTTCCAGCTTTGCCTTGCTCTCAGCAACCAGTCGAACCTTAGCTTCAACAAGAGCGTTCCTGTCTTCGTTGAGTTCACCGATTTCCTTGTTCAAGTTCTCGAGGACAAAGTTCTCGAGCTTGTTAATGCGAGCAGCAGTCTGCTCATTCATCTGGATGCGATGTTCACGCAGCTTCTTGGCATTCAGAACGTTCTGCTCTGCAAGTGCCTTTTCCTGTGCCTTGACCGAGCCAATCTCTTCCGAGAGCTTGGTCATCACAAACTGCTGAAGCTTGTCTGCGTGCTCTGCCAGCTGGACATCATAAGAAGCTTTTGCTTCCGAGATTTCCTTTGCCAGCTTAACGCGCTGCTCCTGCATTGCTACGTGGTCGACCTTGAGCTCCTTGAGCTCTTCAGCCAGCTGACCCATTACAAACTGCTCAATTACCTGAAGGTGTTGTGCAGTCTTGGCCTTGTAAGAAGCGCGTGCTTCCTTGATGGCGTGGGTTAGCTTAGTGCGTTCCTCGTTGAGCGCCTTGGTAGCTGCAACTGACTCAACCGCGTGCTGCTTGACAGCGTCGGTGAGCATGTTGTCCATTGCTTCAACTAGGTCGTTCTTGTCCTGCTCGAAACGAGCAGTAAACTCTTCGCGGACCTGAACTTCAACTTCCTCGCGGAGAGAAGCACGGACCTCGTCCAGCTTTACATTCCAGGCTTCTTCAAGAGCAGTCTTAGTTTCCTCATTGAGGAGACCGCTTTCTAGAAGTCCATTCAATCCATTATTCATTGGACCACTCCTTAGGCTTTTAGGTTGTTGATCCAGTTCAGAAGCTCTTTTGCAAGATGCCCCTGTGCCTTCGGATCATGCTTCACGGCATGTGCCAGGTCTTCAATGACTGCTCCGCGACGTCGCATATTTAGTGCTTCGTAGACGGCCTTGGGATAAGCCTCTGGAGCCGATGGACGTGCCACGATATCAACAGTAACAATCTCGAAATCCGAGACATTACCGCTATCGTCGACGTTACCGGAACCACGAGAGCTAACACCAAGCTTCACACTGTTTTCAAGTAGAGTGCGAACGATGTTGCCCATTGGAGTAGGTAGGATCTTGAGC